AACTGTAACTGGATATGAAGTGTCTAAAAAATTACCTGGCTCATCATTAGGATTATAATAAAGTAATTCTGTTCTAGTAACTCCACCACTACCTCGATCTTGACTAAATCCTCTAGCAGTACACGAAACCTCAAACTCAGGTATTTCATAATCAACATCTTCAAATTGTAAAACAGGTATACTTCTAGAATAATTTGGATGTCCCCACCTTTTTAATGTTTCTATATTAGCTAGTACATTCTGAGATACATTGGTAGATTCTAAAAGTTCTGTACCTGGTACACCCAAACTTGATAAATTTACACTCGGAACACCACCAAACGAAGGAGTTGAAACTGTTGATGTTGACTCAAAGGTAACTGTGTTAATAAAAAAAGTAGTATTATTATCTTCATCTTTATTTAGAATTTTCATTCGTGTCGAAATACCATCACCTGTTGTACCAATTTGTTTTGAAAAATCTCTTAATCGTATAAAATTAACTTTTTCATCAAAATTATCAGGTGGAGTTATAACAGTACCGTCTGATAATTTAGTTGGAAAGTCTAAAAAAGGTTGAATTACATAAACTAATTTTTCTCCTTGATTCAAACTATTTTTAAGGGCAGATATAAACTGACCAAAACCTTCATCGCTAATGTTTTCAGGAAAACTAGGCCCACCCTCACCAGATTGTAGCCCAAAATAACCTGGATTGAAAAAAATTGAATTATCAGTTATTGAATTTTGTAATCCATCCACAAAAACTTCATCCAACTTCGCATTTAAAAAAGGATATTCAAGAACCGAATCACCAGGTTTATAATCTACATCTGAATTCTCAGGAATATAAGCTTTAGAGTTTGAATTTACAAAATCAACAAAATTCTCACTAACATCGTTAAGTAATGATAAAACATTTGGTTTTAGGTTAAGATTATAAATACTTTGAAAAGTATTTATCAATGAATTGTTTGCTTGATTTTCTGAACTAATTTGTGAATACAAAATATCTACTTCATCAAAAAATTGTTGTCTGGTGTAAATTCCTTTAACAAAACTTGGTAAATTAAGTTGGTTGAATGTCATAAAAGTCGCTAAGGATACATCGTAATATTCTGGTATAACTCTAACTATTTGAGGTTGAGGGGAATCCCCAGCAGCTGGTGATGGGTATATTGGTACATAATCAGGCATACCAGTTACTACGGCAAGTTGAACAAAGTAAAATGGTAATGTACCTGAACTTGACAAAGATTGGGGACTACTGTCACTAATAAACTCTATCCCAACTGGTCTACCTTGGTATTGACTATTTCTATTTATAATGTCTACAATGTTATCACTTCTACCTAATGAAAAATAAGCTTTATCATCTCTTACAATTGAGTTCCAATTGCCTAAAGAAAATTTTTCTAAATCGCTAGTATTTAAACCTAACCTTTCATCAGATTCTTCTAAATACACACCAGGTTTTCTAACTGATGGATAATCTTCTTTTTTTGTAAATGCCATTAAAATGCCTGCTCAAATAGTTCCCTTTCAACACCATCTGGTATTTGAAAGGTATCTGTTTTTAATCTAAAATCCTCATCAAGTGATATTTGAAAATCTTTACTGTACTCTACATTATTTATCTCTGTTTTATCACTCAAATCATCAGTTGTTGTTTGTTCAAAATCTATGTCTAAAATTAAGTTATCATCAACAGCATTTAAATTAGCGACAGGTGCTGAAGAATTACCATAAGAAGTTTCTGTGTCTAATACTCCTTCAAAATTTCCATTTTTATTTACTGGTGGTAAAATAGGATAATGAAAACCACCTTCCCATTCCTGTTCAACATCACCGTCAATTGTTGCTACAAAGTAAACCATATCGACATCATTTATAATTGTTGATTCTAACTGAACTGATACACCTGTTAAATTAGAAAAATCCCAATTACTTGGTATTATGTTCTGCCAATAAATATGTTCTTCTGGTACATCAAAACTATTATTTTCAAAACCAAGTTGCTCCCACATAGGTTTTACACCTTTATAAAGTCTCGTTGTTGCTAAATCAAAATTGTTTAAACCTGTATCTTTAAATGTGTTTTTTAAATTTTGATTTATATATCCGTTATGTATTTTAGCCATTTTTTTCCAATCTCAAATTATTAAGGTCCAGGTAAATCTGATATAGGACCTGCTGGTTGACTATTTGGTGATTGTCTACTAGATGGATCTGCTAGATACCTACAATTACCATCATCTTGATTCGCATTAGGATCATAATTTAAAGCACCACTATCTGTACAACCTCTGTAAATACAAACGGGTGGTTGACCAGGAATATCTATAGGTTGTTGTGTTGCTTCTTCATCAAAATTATCAGCACCAGGATCCATACAACCTTCGATAATACAACTTCCATCATCAGCATTTGCTAGAGGATTAAAATTTGTGGCTCTATCATTAGTACAACCCACAATATCACCGGCATCTCCAGCACACGCACCTTCATTATGAACAGTAGCATTAGGATCGTAATTTGCATCACCAGGTGTTGTACAACCTCTAATAATTATATCAGTTCTTGAATAAATACCTATCACCGCAACCTCTTGTGTTTCATCAGTTGGGTTGATATATCTTAATGTTGCAGTTCTGTCATTTGGATTTATTATTTCAGCATACTCAGCCATTATTGGAACTGCAAACTCCCAATTTTCAAAACTATATTCGTGAATTGGGTCCTCTTCTTGAACTGTGGCTATCATATTTATATCAGTACCAGAACTTAAATAAGTTTCACTTTGTCCATTTTCAAATTGAACTTGGTTTTCAGTATTGTTAGGTAGTCCAAATAAACCACCTCTCTCGACAGTAGCTACCACATCACCAGTGTTTATTGTTGAAGTGTAAACACAACTACCATCATCAATGTTAGCAAAAAAGTTATAATTATCTGCTGTATTGTCTGTACAACCAAGAATAGGTACACTTCCAACCTCTTCATTAAGATCAATTTCATAATCAAGAACGGTGCCAGCTGGTACATCAATAAAGTTTGAACCCTCAAGTGTTCCATTTTGTCCTATCACATTAAATAGAAAATCGTTTGGTTGTGTATCAGTAACAACGAGTGTTTCACTAAACTCTGTTGTTGAGAGAGTTATATTCATACCAGCCACTATTGCATCAGAGGATGGTGCGGGATCTAGAAGAGTTGCCTCCAATCTTATGATTCGTAATCTATCATTAGCTTGTGGTCTTTTTTCAACAGTACCAAAAAGTAAATTTGGTTCTGGCTCTGTTTCTGTAGTTGTCTGAGTAGGATCATAAATACCATCTGATAGATTTATAGAAAAACTAAATGTTTCGTTTGACAACTGAGCACCTGGATCAAATGTAGCACTTCTCCAAGGATTTGTCTCATCTAAAGGAGGAACATATGGTTCTGGCATTTTTTGTATTGAAATTGAATCATAGTATTGATCACCACTAAAATTAAAATCACTAATTATAAATTGTCCTGTTGAACCACCATAATAAAGTTCAATAACCATACCGACTTCTATAGCAGGTTGTAAGTATTGATTTTCTATCACATTAGTAAGTGCTAGCACATCTACAGATTGGGAGTTAAATTTACGAGCCTCACCGACAATAATTTGTTCTGGTTGTTCAGTTTCTTCTTCAACAAATGCCAAATCTACATTGAAATAAAATTGAACGCCAGAGGGAAGTTGATTAAAAATACTCTCTTGTTCATCTGTCAAATTTAGCCTTATCAAATTATCTTCTTCACTAGGAGAATTTGTAATTGTAGAACCTAATGGTCCTTCTCCAGCACTATATACACCACCAGAAGCCTCATCGTTTATCAAGTCTAATAGTTCTGTTAAACTTTCATCATCATATTGATTCAATAAATTATCATTAGATTCATTTGTTAAACTTAATAATATTGATGTATTTGGAATAATATTAACAAGTAAACTTTCATCATTAGCTGAATCTGTTACATATTGCCACTCTGACGAGTCTTCACCTTTTGTTATAATACCATTAACAAAATCTGGTGTTAAGTTTCTTTCGACAAATAATCCTGGTGTAATGGTTGCTACTCTTTCAAATTGACCGACATCTGTTAATAAATCAGGTATTGTTAAAATCGGAGATTGACTATTGACATCACCACCCATCTGTGTCCAAGACAACCAACCAGAATTGTTACCATTATAACCTGTCCAAACCACATTATTTAAAAATTCATATTCTAATTCATTATAAGAAATATCTATTTGGTATACCTCACCTACTTCCAATACAGAAAATTCATCTTGCCAAGGTTGACCATCTGAACTAAATCCTTCGTTTTGTTCATTTGTTGAAGCAGTTCCATCATAAAACACAGTTTTAGTTTCAATAATCACATTAGGATTTTGTGGATTTACCTTATTAACAGTTATTGTAAAAGGTACGCCTTGTTCATTATATGCTGAAAAATAAAACAGTCCACCAGCCCAAGGTGGTGGTGGAGGCATCAACCAATTAGCGGTAATCGTGTAAGCACCAGTCTCAAAGAATCTTAAGTTAAGAACATCACTATCAATCGAAAAAGGTGTGTATTCACCAATTGGTATGCTTGAAATGTCGCCAGATAGTGTCAATTGGCGAGAATCAACAGAATAATCTTCTATTTGAAAGCTGGCACCCCCATCTAAAACCATTACACTTCCTATTATTTCTTGACCTATTTCACGACTTAGATTAAAAAGGAGTAACAATCCTTGATTACCTTTAAAAAGATCACCAGTCACAAATTGGCTTGATTCTTCACCAGCAATACGATCAATGTTAGTTATCTCGGTGCCATTTGGATTTTGTTGTGTTGGATATGTTGTGCCTGTCCAAGACCAACTTTGTAAAGCACCTACAGAACCAACTGCATTGAATTGAGCAGTTCTTTCACCTCGTGTACTGACACCACTTGGCATTTCAGTATATTGAGTTAAAGGTAGTATCTGGTCTGGTCCTTGTATTATCCCACCATTTGGTGGATTACTTACAAAAGTAATCTCTACATGATGGTCATAATCAGGCACATCCAACTCTTGTCCCCAAACAGCAGTTATTATTTTATCGTCATAATTAGTCTCACTAGGTGATTCTATTAATTGTATTAAAATTAAAGGTGAAGTCAAATCTGATTCTAGTGTTCCAAAACCATTAGAACCTAAAATGGCTCGCTCTCCTGCCATTTGCATTACTTTAGCCCATCTAATACTGCCATCTTCTGGCATAGACCAAAAAGCAAAATCACCATTATCAGGATCATCTGCCTCTAATAAAACAAATTTACTAGTATCAATAGTTTGTGTGGCTAAAGTTTGTGTGAATTCTGTGTGGCTTATTTGTGGATAATCTTCACCTATGTTGGTTGTCAAATCATAATGAAGTGAAGTTGTGTTCTCTAAACGATCGTCTATGTCTCCCCCTTGTATTACATTAATATTTCCTCGTCTAGCAATAACATTACCAGCGAAAGCTTCATTATTTATTCCAAGATTTATAATGAAAGTAAATACACAACCAGCATTGACTAAAGTTTCACTTGGTAAAATATTAATCTGCTCGCTAGTAACCTCATCAATAAATGGCGTGCCATCAGAAAGTAAACCATAATTGTCAGCACCTATTGTATTACAACCATAAACATCTGAAGGGAAAATTGCTAATAAAGTGTCGTCTATCTGTTGTGAATAAGGAATAATAATTTCATCAAATTGTTCAAGATTGTTATTTCTTACTTTAGTAAAAAAATTAAACAATTGTAGTTTGTCTAATAAATTTAAATTTTGTATTTTATTTAAGCTTGATTTGCTTACATATGTAGGATCTTTTGGATTTATACCCACCAAATTGTAAGCAGATTTAACTAAAGATGAGTTAGGACTTATACCACCTATTGTTGCGAAATTATTATAATTAAATAAATTTATTTCATAGTCCTCTGATGGATTTAATAATATATTTGTTTGAAACCTTTCATATTGTTTTATACCACGATTTGGAGCTACATATTGATATATCACACCAGTGATAGAATAAAAACCAGGTTTTTTATAAAGGTGTTCTAATAAAGTTGTAGCTTCTAACAATTTTGGTTTATCTGTAAATTCAGAGTCACTACCATCTCCCCAATTAAGGTTGAATATATAAAACCCTCTATCAGGTATATCCTTATCATCACTATCTTTCTGTTTGGCAAAATTTGATGGAAAGCCATTATTTGTTGGTAGTTTTGGATTTCGTATCTGATACAAATCTATATTTTTCATAACTTCTTCATCTAGTAGTCTACCCGATTCTAATAAAAATAAATAATAATTTATCTTACCATCTGTAGCTAAATTGTAATTTATCGGATCTATTTCTTTGTCGTAATATCTATCAACTCTCACTATTTCGTTATTGTTATCTGGATTTAAAACGAAAGGTATTGCATCAACTGAATAATCTAATTGAGTTGATGTAAATGCTGGTTTCTGAGATTTTATATCAAAAATTATATTATCATCTGTATCGATAATTGTCGTTGGTAATGTTGAAGGAGTCAATGATTTTGGGTTTTCATCTGATATATATGGTTGAAGTGAGGACTCGTTATAATTAATATTTTCCCACATACCCCTATCGTTAAAAGTCTGAGTACCTAAAGTTAATCTTTTATCACGATTACCATCACTTGGTGGTTCTGCTTGACTCTCTTCTAATTTTACAACACGAGAAGAATTATTAGCTGCTTCACTACTATTTCTATTAAAATACTCAACATCCAAACCTCTATCAGGTTGAAAAACTCTAAGGGTTATTCCATGTTGTTCATTACCCTCATTAAAAGGACCTAATGATTGTTGAGCTTGATTAATCAAGTTTTCTGGTTTAGTAAAATTAGCCATCTGATATTAAGGACAAATTAATTTGAAAATCTAATTCCTGTCCTTGCTCCGCACCTGCTACCGCTGTATCTAAAGTAATTTGACCAGTGGTAAGGTCTATAGAGTTTATTTGTATTTCAACTTGATTTCCAGACTGAGGTATAAATAAAATCAAGGTCATATTAGGTTGTATTCTTGTTAAGTAGTCATTATCATTTATAGAGCCTGCCACATATTTCCATACTGAAGCATCGTCACCATCTAATATGACTCTACCAGTTGCTATTTCTGCTGGAAAGTTGGTTGAGGTTGAGGTTTGTGTTGAAAAATCTGATTCAGTAGCCCTTCTACTTCCTAAGTTTTCACCAGGTAATCTAAACCCACGAGCTCTAAATAAATCCGAGCGACTTATCAGTTCAACTTTACATTTAGCCCCAAATGAAGTTTTGGCTTCTAAATTACCCGTTGATGGATTTCTATGATTTAACCAAAATTGTTTATCTTCAAGAAAATTTTGACTAGCTTCATCATCCTCTAAAATAAGAGGATCATATGTAGCACATACAAAGTACCATTCATCTAAATCATCAGTTGATACTTGTGGGTAAAGTTTATGAAAGGAAGTTGAAGCGTAGCGTTGTAAAGGACGATTTGGGTTAATTGTATCATCTTCTGTAGCAAGTCTCCTAGTTACATTAGTATCACCAAAATGATTATCTCGTAAAATTCCATCTGATTCCCTTACAGCTAATCTAATCCATCTTTTATAATTACCATTGGCATCTAAGTTGGTTCTTGTTTCTAATCTTATTCCCTCACCATCTTCTTCTAAAGGATTACGAAAATTAAATAAAGTCCCCTCTGATGTTTTACTTACAAATCGTACCCACATTGTTATGGTAAAACCATCAACTAAATAAGAGTTACCTTTTTGAAACTCTAACTCAGCATCGCCTGGTGCTCTTAATATAATTGCTTGATTTGGTTTTCTAATTTTTAAGAACCCGCTAGATTTATTTTCATAAAGTGGTCTATTGTCAGCAATACCAATATCTAATTCGTCTGCCTGTGTATCAGCACCTGAATCCGTTCCTTCAGGATTTGAAACACCTGTATTTTGTACCGTGTTACTTAAACCACCAGGTAAAGGAGTGATGTCTACAAGATACTCATTTAACCTGTCTCTCATCGTTTCAAGAGTCTTACCTACATTAGTGTTATTTGCTTGTTGATTTAATCTTGTTATGAAGGCATTAGGGAAGTCTCCACTACTTATACGATTGTTAAAATCTAAGTCTTGGTCTTCTGTTGTTAATTCTCTAGCTAAATCATCACCGTCTAGGTCTTGAAAATTAGGAAGACCTCCTAATAATTCATTAAACTCTTGAAAAAAATTATCTATCTGTGTTTGACGAGTTGACTGTGATGGTAGTAACTCAAATATGTTTGTATCTAAAATCTCTCTAGCAAGGTTTGGATTAATTTTTTTCGCACCAATTATGGGTGTTGTTAATTGACTCAAATTTAAAACATCTGTAAAATTACCATCCGAATCTTTTGTCGCTATCTTTACACTAAATATCTCACCACTCTCTTTTACAAAATTTATAAAATAATCTAAATCTCCATCAGAATTTTCTGTAGGAGTTGGTAAGGTAAATTTTTGTTTGACCAAATCACTAAAAGGATCGTATCCATTGTCGTATATGTATTGACATATGTTATTGAAATCTTCTCCAACTAAGTCATCTCTGTTTTCTAAAGTATTTCTATCTTTCTTAAAAAATACTAATGGCTCATCCTCACCACGACCAGTTTGTTTTATACCATCTCGTATGGTGGTTTGCATTGACCTTACTTCGCTCGTTGTTAGTGTGTTACTCTCAAACCAAAGTTGATAGAATATGTCACTTACAACTTCTCGTACATCTTGTAATGTTCTAAAATCAAATCTTGACTCTATTATTTCTTCATCTATTATATCTTCTAAATGATACTCTCCCTCAACAGCAGAACCTATATGTAAAGTTCCATCCTCATGTACATGATAGATGCCTAAATATTGTTCGCCACTTTCTTTAAAAAATAATAAGTTTGTATCTGTAGCCTCAATGCCAGTCTCAATTACAGGATTACTTAGAACAAGTTGTATTATAATATCATCATCTGTCATCTCATCTTCGGTGTCAATCATGAATGTACCATCTTGGTGTTCATGAAAAGAACCAAAATATTGTTGAGTTGGATTAGTTAAAAATACCCAAGCAATATAATTTCCATCTTCATCTGTATTGAACTCCTCTGTCGTATAATTAGCAACTATTGGGTTTGATGGTTGTTCCTCTGTACTGACTTCTTCTTCGTATTGACATGAAGCATTAATTGGTGTAAATCTTTCTCCTAAATCTTCTTGTGATAAGTCAGGATATAAATTGAAAAAATAATTTGTTGCAGTCGGATCATTACATCCCTCATATTCACAAAGTTCATTGTTAGCAAAAGGAGCATCAGGATCGTAGTTAGTGGCATTTTCATCTTTACAACCAGCAGTTCCACCAGTAAACATTTGTTCTGGTGGATCGTATGTACAAGGATTATTAGGATCGTCCTCGGTAGCATTTTCATTATAGTTGTTTGCTGAAGGATCAGTACAACCAAAAATAGGCTCATCAGCATAAATACAACTTCCATCGTCTTCAGTAGCTATACTATTAAAATTCTCAGCATTAGGATCTGTACATCCTAAATATTGACAACTTCCATCATCTTCGTCTGCATCTTCATTGTAGTTTATCGCATTTTCATCAGTACAACCAAAGACATCTTGTTGAAGAATATCATCTCCCTCACTATCTTGTATTTGAGTTTCATCTGCTGGTGGTGTGGTATCATAACCAGTAAAATCAACTGTTATGTTAACCTTTGCCCCACCATTAGCAAAAGGATTAGACATATTAGATCTAGGTTGTATATCCTCCAAAGTTGCTGTACCAGTTGGGTAAGTCCCATCATCTATTGTTATTTGACCGTTACCTTCTAATAAATCAACTTGATTTCTAAAATTATTGTTTTCTGGTTCAGCACCGTGGTATCCATCGAAAGTAAAAGGTAAACTAAAAGGATAATCTAGTTGGGTATCAGTACCACCATACTCTACAACAGGTGTTGTCGTGCCAGTTGGTTGTCCCGCAGATATAGTAATTGGCATACCCTCTTGTAATAATGAAAACAAACTCTCATCATTGGCAGTACCAGCAACATAAGTCCAGCTAGTGTAATTGAAAGTTTGCGCTAACATTATTTGAGCAGTCAAAATTGTAGGTATCTCAGTTGTAGTCTGTGTAGGTGTCGTAGTTTGTGTAGGAGTCGTAGTCTGTGTCATCGTCTGTGTTGGAGTTGTAGTCTGTGTTGGAGTTGTAGTCTGTGTTGGAGTTGTAGTCTGTGTCATCGTCTGTGTTGGAGTTGTAGTCTGTGTCGGAGCAGTCTGTTGAGTCTGTGTAGTTGTAGTGGTTTGTCTAGCTGCTTGAGTCTGAGTAAATGTTTGTGTTGGTGCTAAAGGTGCTAAAGGTGCTAAAGGTGCAGTTGGAGGACTTATAGTTGTTTGTGTTTGTGACTGTGGTGGTGTAAATCCAGCAAAAGTCAGTCCAGCCGCAGGAGAAGTAGGAGCTTGAAAAGATAAACTCGTTGTTGATGAACTAAAAGATAAACCAGTTTGACCAGGTGAACCAAGAGGTGATTGTATATTTAAACCAGATTGTGTGCCTGAAGGTCTATGATAAGGCATTGTTATGTCCTAAGTATAAATTCAAAATCGTTGTCGTATATAATCTCCTGACCATCGTTATGGTTTACCTTGATTAAAATTTTATAAGCTCGATTAGGTTCAAACGCATTTAAATCTTGTTTAAAATAATTTGATACAGTATCACAACTCATAGTTGTATACGAACTAAAAGGAACAACCGACTCATTTGTTGCCATATCGATAATAGAGTAAGAACCTGAAGAAAAGGGTATGTAACTACTACTTATTGTTTGAGTCGATGTAGAAAATGTTTTTTGAATATATCTTTTACGGGCACCAAATCTAAACTTTACTGTTTCGTTTTCTTTATAAGCATCTCTTAGATGCATAGGATAAAGATAATTTTCTACATTACCAGTTATGTCTAAGGCACTTAAACTTCCTGTATTTGAACCAGTAGCTGGTATATGGTCATCCCATTTCAATTCTATTTTTGGTGAGTATATCGTATTAGTTTGTCTTGAGAAAAATTTTAAGTCTTCAAAACTACCAGTCGTTGTTTCTCTACTACCAGAAAATCTAAGGACTAGACCAAAATTATTATTCGTACCACCAAACCATTTTTGAGCAATTGAAGTAATGTCCATATTAATGTCTGGCGATTCGGATGAAAATGATTGAGTTACCTCGTCATCAGCTAAATAACTAGTTCCAGGTGTTTCCCAAGTTTTTTCAGCAGCTCCATCTCTATTTTTTCTAAATTTCCAACTACAACCATCAGTTGTTTTTGGAACATCCGATTCTTTACCAACACCCTCATCCCAAGACTCACTAATTGGATAAGCAGCAATTTTGTATTCTTCCGATAATCCACTAGTTCCTTCTGTTTCATAAAGTCTTAGATTTAACTTAAAATTACTAGGTACATTTGAAGCAGTTATATAATTTTTAATTTCATCAGTATCAAATTGAATCAAGACACGAGTTGGATAATGAAAAGCCCTATCAAAGAAAACTTTTTTTAATTCTAAAATCTCATCTTGTCCTGTGTTTTTATCTTTAAAGTCTTCACCTGTAATTGTATCTGAACCACTACTAATGAAGGCGTCTTTCGTTATAAAAAAATATCTATGCATTATATTACTTTCCCATAAATGTCTTGGTTTGGATTTCTCAATTCAAATACAGCAGGTTGACTTGATGGTCTATATATACCATCTTGTAAAGAGTTTTCAAAATTATATTGAAACCCATAGTCACTATTATCTCCTATAATTTCACCATCAGCTTTGTAATAATAAAATTTTCTATTTGAAGCGTATTCATTGTTACCATCTTGAAATAATTTTAATTCTTTAATACCTATTACACCATCCAAACCTAATATGTTATATTGTAAATCGTTCATATTAATGCCTTGTCTAAACTGCATTTTTTCTATCTTAAAAAAATCTTTTATGGTATCAATCACATTTAATTTAACCTCAGTAGGATTAAATTTCCTATCATAGTTTATTTCAAAACGAACACCAAAATTTATGAAATAACCAGAAAATATAGTATCATTTAAACTAAATCCAAAATCCACTTGATCGTTTATCATCCTAAACTGATTTAAATAAATTGCTACATTCTGTAAAATTAATTGTGGTGATTGTACAAGTTGTTTTGCTTGATTATAAGAAAGGGTAGAAACAACCAAACCCTCTGTTAATCTTTGTACATATGCTTTAGCAATACTACCAAACTTAGGGGGGAGACTTAGTATCCTAGCAGTATAATCTTCCTTGGTAACACAACGAAGTTGTGTAGCAAAAAAGGCACTAGCGTTATTTCTTATCTCATCAACAGTTTGTCCATCAGTTCCACCTACTCCAGGATCGTCATTTGTAACAGTTATTGATACGCCAGATGGCGCGTTATTTACAGTAGTAAGTTCTCCAGCTTGAACATTTGAGTCAGCTCCACCACCAACTCTATAAGTAAAAGTCATAATGGTATTTGCAGGCGTTTCACCTAAGTTAAGGTTATTTGCTATAGTTGGACTAACAGCACCTATCTGTGCTAAACTAGTACCGTTTATGGTAACTCCAGCTTGTTCAACAGGATCAACATTTGAACCCGAATTACTAAACCTAAATAAACCATTACCAAATGTAACTTTGTATGTTTGACTATCTTCATCAAAGTTAGAAATAAATTTTTTGTTTGTTCTGATATACTCAGCGACATAAGGTATTGGAACAAGTGAAGTATCTGTGGTAGCATCACCTTGGTCATAAGCATTTTCTCTAGTAGGATCATCAGTATAATGAGTTTCTTTTAAAACTTTTTCTTGTGCTAGATAATCAACTTCGTAATATCTTTGACCTGAGGCGTCTGTACAATTCAAAATTTCAATAACATCATCCTCACCTAAATCTAACTCTAGAAATTTAGTGGGACTAGTGATTGTAAAAGATTTTGTTTTAGTTTTACCAGACACAGCTCTAACATATCTCGTTAAAGTATAAGAAGAAGCTTCACCATTCGAATCAAGTGTTGGAGCGCTTACATAAGGATCTTGTCCTAGCTCACCAGAGCCACTTATTGTGAAATCTATTTCAGCAGTTGTTTCAAACAAAATCTCTGAATCGATATTAGAAGCGACTTGTAAACCAGAGTCTATAGGATTTGGTGCCTCTCCATATTTTGGCTCACCTGTTGTTGCATCGGCGTCTATTGTTGTTGTTACTTTTAACTTCACAACTGATGGAGTTTTATTGGGTGCCTTATAACCTAAGAATTCAGCCAATCTCCTTATATTTCTTTTTTCAGTTGCTGTTGATAAAAGATTTTCTTTATAGTTGTAATCAATATAATAAGAAAGAACATCACCAACATAACTTGATAATTCTATTAACATCATACCAGGTGATGTTTCATTAAAGTCTTTGTATGTATCAGGAAAATAAGATTTAGTATATTCAATTAAATCAGATTTTATTGAACTAAAATCTTTACTTGTGTAGTTTACATTTGTTGGTATTAACTTTTGTTTATCTGTATATGCCATTAGTAAGCTCCAGCAGTTGTTGTTGTTCCACCAGTTGTTTCAGTTGTTGTAATGTCTCCACCACCAACACCATCAAATGTAACTTGAACACTATTTAAAGAATTGGGTGCCCTCTTTATATTAAATGTTATATTTATTTTAATTTGATTTTGGTCTTGTCTACCAGTATCAACATCTATTTGCCTCAGCTCTACAAAGGGTAACCAAGTGTTAAATGTGTCAACTATGTTATTTTCAATTTCTATTCTTGAATCTTCTGTTATTTGATTAAACAAAACGCTTTTCAAATTCATACCCAAAGCTGGTTGGAAAACTCTTTCACCTTGTTCAGTTTGTAAAAGAAGTTTAATGTTATTTTTAATAGACTCTACAGTTGTTTTGGTTGTGGTAAAAAAACCATCGCCAAGAGTCCTACTAAATGGAAAGTCTATTCCTACTGAGACTCTTTTGTCTTGGTCGTCAATGAATCTATCTTTTCTTCTATCTAGTATTGGCATTATGAAAGACTTCCTGGTGCTATATTTTTAAGTCTAACTTGACTTAGTAATGATTCAGTTTTACCACCACCCAAGGCGTTGTCTGGTGCTAAACCATCTTCGTCAATCTTAACAGTAATATTAGGTATTACAAGTGATGGTATAGTAGATGGAATTGCAGGCACACCTGGTGGTTGTGGTATACCAGTTGGTGCAGTAAGACTTGGTGTGGTTGTAACACCTTGTTGAGATGCTTGTAATTTTGTAACAGTAAATGTCTGTGCTTGAATAAATGAACTAATAGCATCGGCTAAACCCTCTGCTAATCGAGATAGTTTATCTTTCTGCCCTTGAGTAGTTTGGTCATAAATAGATTGACCTAAATTATCAATGTATGCTTGTTCTATGTCTGTTTTAAGCCCCATTCTTAAACCTTGCTTTTTCTTCTACCTTTTGCATTACTTGAGAATAATCCTTGTTTAAAGCATCTGCCAAATGGTCGGGTAAATTTTGGGTACTATCTTTTACAGATTTAACTTCAGCTTCTCTATCAATGTTTTTCCAATCACCAGCAGCTGCTGTTTCGTTTAAGATGTCATTAAGAATAGAATCTTTGGTAAGTGGAGGTATTGATTTATTAGTTTTCACTGGATCTGCCATCATCTTTTTGTATGATGATGCGGTAGGTTGTGAAACGCTATCTTCAACTAAACTACTATTATTAGAGCTAACTAACACTTCATCTAACTTTTTTTCAAGTGCAGAAAATTTAAAATCTAACTCTTCTCTTACTACTTCTCTTATTAACTTCTTAAATATATTAACCTTCATTTATACATTCTCCTGTGTTTCATTTGGTCTATTTGGTTCTATAAAATAATGATTACTAAAGAAAGAAGGACCACCTATTGACCTATCTGCAATTGGATTAGGATTATTGGGATCTTCTATATCAACCTCTGGTTTATATTCATTATTTAAATTACCTAATATTGATTCTACTTGTGCTAATATCGGACTAGAGTCTTGTCTGACAAGAGGAATTGGTATCCCTTGTACTAACGCTCTTGAATCTCTTAATATTTCCACAATACTTATTAACAATTCTTTTAACTGATTTCCTAATACCATAGGTTCAGTTCTATTTTTAGCTTCCTTTCCTAAATAAATATTACCAGAATTAATAACTGAGTAACCTGAATTATTCAAAGTGAAATTCTTTCTAGCTCCAAAATTTATGTTGTTGTTTGCTGACACAGTAAAGTCTCCAGCAGTTGTGCTTCTAGCATCAAAAGTAATTCTATCAGAAAACATTATAATTTGGTCAAATTCAATCTTCTCTGTTTCTTCTTCTATTTCTACTGAATAATTATAATTATAAAAATTCTCTGTAGCATCATTACCACCATTTATTGTATAATTATTTACTTCTTCAGTCGGTGTATCTACTGATAATCTAAAATTAATATCACTAAAATTTTGAGCTAAAGAACCGTTGGATAACATAGAAATCAAAGAACCTTGTGTCAAAGATTCTTCAGAACTAAAATTACTATTACTTATGTTTATTATTGGATTTATCGATCTTGAACCGATTCTAATACCATTACCATGCCTACCCTCTAATATAAAATCTGAGTGTTTAGATGCATTATATCTATCAAAACTTAATTTATCTAATACTGGTTTTGTTGATTTCGATAGTTTTCTCACCCCAATAAGTGGATACTCAACACCATAACCAAAATCGTTAGTTACATTCGATTCGAGTAAACCTTTATTTGTTTGTTGTTGTGAGAAAAAATGACTTGGTGATACATTAGGTTGATTAAATGTGTTCAGAGGTCCTATATAAAAAACTTTTTTATTTATTTGGCAAAATAAAACTAAATCACCTTTAGTTATCGAATCACTCAAGCCTCTTTGAAGTGGTCTTGCTTTTAATCTTTTTTGTACAGTTGGTAATGTTGTATTTAAAGGCTTTATTTCCACAATCTGAGAATTTTCATTTTCTTCTTGTGATGGCTCTAGTTCATTTAAATAAACTTGATTTACAATAGCTAAATTAAATTCTATTGCTTTGGTTATTAAATCATCATATGATCTTCCTACTGACATATTATGTGTTTCCGTATTTCTTTCTTATCTTTGTCATATCAACAATCTCATCGCTCTTTTTTTGTAAATCAGTTGTCACATCTTCTAAAGTTGCCATGAGTTGTTCTTTTTCTTCTTCTGATAATAAACTAACATCACTATCATTAATGGGTTGTTTGGACATTATTCGTTGATATATAGTAGCTAGTTTCACAAGATTATCATCATTCTTTATACCGACATCCATCAGTTCCTTAATTATAGGACCTACAATAGCAATATCCTCGATACCTTGTATGTAACCATGCACCTCTTGGATTAGCAAGTCAATTTGAGTTTTCTTTAACTTGTTATTTTCGTATATTTCTTGAGACAAGTCTGAGAAGTTCTTATCACCAAATATATTGAAGTCTTTTTCCATACTTATAAATATAGTATGGTTATAATATTATATCAAAGAACCTGTGTATCTTAAGTTATCAATATGACCACGACTAAGAACTTCTTCTTGTATTTTTGGGTATATTTTACGAAATGTATTGGTGACTTGAGTTATTTTAGATGTTTTAACATCTGTCATTTCACGAATCATAATGTATATTGCTTTTTTGTTAAAGTTATCAATGTTATCTTTATTTCTACATAAATATAATATTGACTCAGCAATATCTCTGTCTTGCTCTTTTGGAAAAAACCTCTCTACATTATCTTCAAAATAGCTAATTGTTTTTTTGAAAATATCTGTTGATGGATTTTTTTCTATGTTCTCGTCCTTATGACCGTGACCATAAAGAATATCAATATCATCGTGGATTTTTAACTTTTTATAATTAGCATTATTATTTAATATAAGATAATTTTTAGCTACAACAGAAAAGTAACTGAAAGCTTTACTACCTTTATTATGGTCAAACTTATGCATATTTAAAACTAAATTAGAAACCACCTCTTCTTGTAAGTCTCTAAATCCATAACTAAAATAGCTAAACTTAAAAGTATTTATAATATTTTCAGCCAACTTCATAAAAGCTGGATGAATTTGTTCTGTGTATATTTTGTGTCTAAACTCTATGTCTTTAGATTTATTATAATCTATGATAGCATCGTGTACTGGTGTTCCAAAATATACTTTACTTTTCTTTCTTCTCTTTTTCATTTTCTTCAACCTCGGTTTCAAATAAACTTTCTAATTCTTTTCCAAGTTGTTTTATTTCTGTAAAGAAAAAACCAACTTCATCATCTGATTCAAATGTGCCTTTATCATCAATTGTTTTAAGTTGAAGTTTTATAGATTCTATAGTATTGCTTATGTTTAGTATTATGTTTTCGTAAGTGTTAATACGCCTTAATGCGAAGAATATCACCACTCCCAAAAAAATGGTAAATATCCCTAGCAAAGCAGTTATTATATAATGTAACAATTAAGACTCTAATTCAATGATTTTATTGTCTATTAAATCTATGACCTCTACAATAGTTTCGTTTTTTTCTTCTTCATCAAGCTCTACATCCAACAACAAAGATTTTAATTCCTCTAAAAAAATAATAATGTGCATTAAGCATCTCCTACTATTTCATTGAAAAGTTGTGTTAAATCTTGCCTATCAAAATCACTTAACTCTTCAATATGTTTATCTAATGTAGAAACCATATCTTCCATATAAGCACTATGATACCTTTGAATTGTTTTATCATATAATTCAGGATTTTCAATCTCTAATACATCTAGTATTTGATTTATCAAATCGTTAGCATCAGTTAGATTCTTACGAACCTTAAAGAACATTTCTTTATGCCTTGATTGTTCTATTTCTAAAGTATCTAACTTATTTAATATGAAAGATAATACTTTAATGATTTGTTTATTCGTTTGTTCCATATATCCATAAATATTACACCAGTATTCAAATCATTTATATTTAATTATTAAGGTTTTAGTTTTAATAAACATCCATTCCAATGTCACCTAATGTTTCTATGTTTTCACGACCATCACAATCTGAATAATCATCTACAGCAACATCATCCAAATCATCTTCGTTGTAGTAGTCAAGATTGACACGGCGATTGTTATCATAGTTTTCACTTAATGGTGATAACTTATCTAAAGACTTTAATTGCCTTTGGTCATCTACATCTAACATAAATTGTGAAAGATCTATTTTTTTATTTTTACTCATTTTAACCTCTTGTTTTATTATTATTATTATTTAAATTTTAGGGGCATAGAAGAAAGGAAGAAAGAACTATGCCCCTTTAGAACCTCTTAAATTGAGATTCAATTCTTTGAGAACGATAACCTATTTAATTATCCATGTTAATATACAAGTAAATAACCATTAAGTCAAGCATTATCTTTGAGAACTTGAAACTAAATTGTTAGAAACTTGCTCACTTAATAGTGATTGTATTGTAAAATATAAAGAAGGATTTCGTTTCAATAAATCTTTAAAATCTTTTTGATTCCAAACTAAACATTCAGTATTGTGTTCTACCCTACAAGTTGCTGTTGCTGGTTTCTCTGTAAGAAATGACATCTCTCCAACAAACTGACCATCTTTTAGTTCGGCTACTTTCTTATCATTGACAAGAACATCTACCATGCCATTGTAAATAAGAATCAAATCATTAACTGGCTTACCTTGCTGTATAATTGGTAATGGAGAATTAAACTTTTTCCATTCAGCAACTTTAGTTATTTTTAAAAACTCTACTGGTGTTAACCCACGAAACATAGTCTCATATAATTCTTTTTCTTTATCTGTCATATGAACTGGTCTTTTTTCATAAATCAAAATAGCAACATGATAGACATTAACAGCAATAAAAATAAAATTCCAATTTATAGCTAACCATAACGGTTCTTCTGGTATCATGTAGTTATAAAAAACCGAAAACAAACTAGCCAATATAGATACTACTCGTAAGTAAAGAATGTCTTTTACTAAAAAAGAAAAGGCAATAAGCCCAAAGGCAAGATGTCCAGCTATTGTTGCTATATTCATTTTAGATTATTTTGAACCCTCTTAACATAAAAGTTGTTACTAATATAATTATTAGAATATTTTTTTGTTACAGTAGGACCGTGACTATATGCTGTTAACATGGCATCCACATCATCAAAGTCTTGATTTAGTTTTGACAGATATTTAATACCAACAGTTACATTCACATAAGGATCAAAAAGGTCTTTTTTTGGTGTTTTAAATTCAGACTTTGCTGTAGATGGTAATACTTGCATTAAACCAATAGCACCAACCTCAGATATAGCTTTATGATTCCAACTTGATTCGGTTTGTATAACTGCTTTAACCATTTCATAATCAACCCCATACTCCCAACAGAGAGCTTCTATATAAATAAGTATGTGTTTAAGTTTAGATTTGTTTAAAGAAGATTTTATTTCTTCTACCTGAACATCGTAATTTTCAGATACTCGTGGTACATCAACCATACGAACAATAGTTTCAGTTTTAGTTCTAACAACTTCTGGCTTTCCTTGATATTCCTTAAACAACATCACGGCTAATGATGTTGTTAATACACCAAGTAAAAATGATAGTCTATTTGTTGACATAGTATTTATTCCTTTCTTTAATATAAATATATAAGGTGACGCTGTTTTTTAAGTCGTAATATAAGTGAGGACTAAAAATTAACGCCACCTTAAGATTTCTTATTTATTTTTTTAAAAAACTTTTTTTCTTTAGATGTCATCATTTGTAACTTAGATAGGTTATCCATCATCTTACCTTTTTGTACTAAAGATATTTTATCCTCGGAGTAAAGTTTATTTATTTTTTCTATTGCCCGAGGATAACCTAATTCAATGTATTCCTTGACAACTTTTTGGTAGAGTGTTTCGTTATTCATATGAGAGAATTTGTGAGAGATTTTTTTTAAAGATTTTTTCGCTGGTTTTGGATTATATATATTATCGTAATATGATTCTAACCACCTATCCCAGCTATTATCCGCAAAGATACCTTTAGCAGTTCGTCTACCATTAGCAGACCTTCGGTCTAATTTCTGAATATTCCTTTTAGTATCTTCTTGGACAGGTTGGATAAACGCACCTGTTTTGTGTGGGTAAACAAGATGAGCAGCATATTTTTTTGTATCGGAACAATCAATACAAGTGAACAAACCAAGTTGGACTCGCTTAGAATCCAACTCAGCTGAACATTTTGTACAGACCATATCAGTTTCCAATAGACTCATTAAAGTCCTTTGGCTAATGTTGGTGATGTATTCATAACTTCATCAAGTGTAACATCCTCATCCACGATGGCTTTTTCAACTTCTTCTTTGAGATAATATAAATCACATCTTGCTCCATCTATATAACCTTGTGAATCTACATTGGCATTATATTCTGGTAGAGTATTCATAGCGTCATCTAACTGACACTCTATAATAGTTAATTGATTTAATATTTGTTTGTAATTCATTTAAACACCTTGTGTTAAGATTGGATATTTTTCTTCTAACTTACTAAAAGCATAACCTAAAGCATGAGAGAAAAATAAATCTCCAATTATTGTATTAATAAAAAATGGTAAAGCTAAAGTATAACAACTTATCAAACCAGCAAATGTATTCGGATAACCAAAAAACCAAACTCCGAAGTTAGTAATCAAAAAGAATAACAATGAACTACTTAATATAATTTTATTGGTAATTTTTTTTGAAATGATACCGATGTAAGAGATAATCATAAAAGACATATACACAAATGGCATTATGATATGAAACCCCAAAAACAAATCAGTAAAAAACATACAGAGTAAAGGTAAAACATATGCTAAGTTTTTATCCTTAATGTAACAACCACCAAACAATGCTATAGCAGTTATAGGAGCTACATTCGGTGGGTGTGGCAGTAATCTAGTTATTACTGCCAACACCATTAATGATAATATTGTAAAGTTCCTATAATTCATTTTATGAATGACCTAACCATTCTGGTGTATCTCTATCCAAATCCATCTCAGACTCATAAGACGCCTTTGTGATGTCGTCAATAAAAGAATCTACATCAACTCTACTTTTATAGTCTGCTTCCAACCTAGCCATCAACGCCTTGTTACCTTCTGGACTCATCCAATTAGTCCTATGAAATTTACCATTAACCCACATATCAACCACTTTGATTGAATCTGAAATACTGCTAAAACAATACTCCACTTTAACATTGTCACTACCGACAACATATTCAAAAACATAAGTCATTTATGCTTCTCCTTTTACTTTGTTAAAAAATTCTTCCTTTGTAATACCAAGTCTACCATTGGTTTTTCTACCCCAACTATACTCATCCTTTAGTTGTATGTTAGACAACACATTAGTCCAAAACTCAGTAGTTGGATTTTTACAAATAAACTCATAGTTCTTTTGAAACCTCTGAACAGCATCACCTCTGAAGTGATAATCTCTTTCCCACCTAAGATTACGGCTAGTAGCCCATAGAGTAGGATTACCACTCCAATCAGTATCTTGAGTGACATGATGGATAGTACCACTCCTCTTATTTACCCAATAACCATTTAAGTTTTTCATATTTTTCCTTTTCTTCATATGCGAATATACTATAGAATTAGTATATGTGTCAAGCACTTTTTATAAATAATTTGGACCTGTCCAAGAATACCAATTACTATTAGTGTCAAAGATAGAACCTCTAGCCCACTTTGCTGGAGCTCTCCAACCAGCAGCTTTGAAGACATCACCTTTCTTATGTGGTATTCCTTTGTGAACTCCATCAGTTTTAGCGATGAAACCCCAAACCCTATTTTTTTCAATAACCTTATCAAATTTACTACCAACCTTTATATTAAGACTCTCGTTAAATCTATCGATGCTTTCTAACTTGATTTTTAATAAATTACCTTCTACCCTTGATGGTTTAGTCCAATTATAATAATCTAATTTAATACCCTCAAGTAAGTTATCTAAAGCATCTTTATATTCCATAAGACAACTCAGCTTTCATTTCTAAGTAATCTACTTCAGCATCGTCTAAGACAGGCCACATAGAAACACCATCAGAAAGATAATTACTTGTTTCCTCATCTTGGTCAATCATAAAATTTTCAACTAAGTAACCTTCGTCAGGTGTTATCTCAACGCCGTTGATGATGATTGGTTCTGGATTTTCTATTGGTGTGAAATTCATTTTTTCTCCTTTTTAATTACACCTAAAGCTACTGATAAATGCTGATAAAGTCAAGCATTATTTTTAATTATTTACAATGTAAGGTTTATCCCACTTTCCAAGATTAACATCAACATACCAACCTACATCAAAGTAATCTGTCATAATATCAGAGTTGTCGTGGTTTCCATTGTTCATCGCTGGTATCACTTCACTCAAGAAGGCAAGAGCCTTAGCATTATCTTTGAAGTGATCTTTGTACCAAAACTCATTTATGTTTCTGATAGTATCACCATCTTTACTGACATACTTAAAATCAATAGGACCTGATTGAAGAGTCAGCCTCAAAGTTGAATAGTTATTAACAGAGAGTGAGCCTTTCATATTATGCTTCTTCAAGATTTCTTTAATCTTGGGAGCAAGTTTCTTTTTCTTTTCTTGATTCATGAAAGCCATTATTTTTTTCCTTTTTTTAACACCTAAAGCTAATCACAAAATGCGGTATATGTCAAGCACTTTTTTGCATTAATTTATAAAAAAGTGGAGCTGACAGGAATCGAACCTGCGACCTCCGCAGTGCAAGTGCGGCGCTCTCCCAACTGAGCTACAGCCCCATATAATTATTTATTAGCCAGTATAATCAAATTCTTGTTTTTCATTTTCCTCACATAATGCTAGACCATCAATATTTCGTAACACCACTTTACCTACATCATCTCTTTCCCATTCTAAAACTGTGCCATCTTCCCAATCTAACTCGTCTATTATCTTTTGAGGTATGTCAAAAACTAGCTCTTCTGTTGTAACAATAGAACCATCTTCTAACATATTTTTTTCTATTTTTATTTTCATTTTTTATCCTTTGTTATTAGAAATTTCCTGGTGCAACCTGAAAAGTGTTTAATCCTAAATCTCTCCACATCTTCACAACCTTATCCCTATCATCTACAACAAGAAAGACATCATTAATATCTACGAAAGTATCCAACATCTTCTTCTTGAGAATTTCATCTGGCATATATCTCATATCAGGTGTGGCTGGATTACCATCAGCAATCGGCCACGAGTTAGCTTTGAATTTATCAGGTCTCATAACCAAAAGGTCATATGGCACATCGTGTTCTGTTAACCAATGTTTAGTAGCTACAAAACCTCTATCGTTTCTACCACTAAATATAACTACCTTGTAACCGTAATCATTAAACATCTGAGCCATTTTGATAACTGGTAGATTAGGTTCATCCCAATTTAAGATTGAAAGGGGAGCAGCAAAGATTTCCCAATCCAACTTACCATTGGGTTTAAGGGACTTATCTCTCCTAACATCGATATTAGCGAGAGTTCCATCCAAGTCAAATATAACCGTTTTCTTATTCATTTTAATCCCACACTACAAGGTTAAAGTCTACCCATTTAGTTTTACCATTGAGAAACTGAAGTTTAAACTTGAGTCCCAAATCTTTTAGTTGCAAATCAACGGCTTTGGCTTGAAAACCATTGAAGAAAACAACTTTGTCTTTCCAAAGGCCGTTTTTAAGTTGTTTAGATTTCATTTTCTTTTCCTTTTGTTACCCCCAAATATACGAAAGAAAATGTATATATGTCAAGCACTTTCAAGCACTTTTTTGTGGAGCTGGCGGGAGTCGAACCCGCGTCCAGTCTGTCTTTTTCAATGAGTCGTTTACAGCTTAGTTAAGTTCCTACTAATACTATACGAAGTCACTTACAACCCAATAACAACTTTGTTCAGAGTTGTCAACTGGCAGTTTCTTTAATCACTAACTTCCCTCTGGCTAAAGTGAGTTTGTCTAACTTATTTTATGACCGAGTGTTAGACAACTCAGTATCTTACGAAGCGTAAACGCCGTAAGATGGTTGGTCATTACCGATTGGTAAAGCTGGTATATCATACGCAGCTAAATGCCAATCAATGTCCAACCCTTCTAGCGAATTATCGCCATTTGAGTTTGGTGAGTTTTATTTAAGAGTCTACTCAAACTCTGCTGCACTCAATTGTCAAATAACACCTGTCGATACCATTTCAGCCCCATATTATTCCACATCTTCAAAACATTTACAATTATCATCACAATTTAATTTTTTCCTATCATTAAGTCCATAATTCAACATAAAAATTGTTGGAACAATCATTATAATAGTGAATATAAATGTTTCAATCATTCTGCCTTTTTTCCTCTTGATAAAGCCATTCAATGTAAAATCTAACTTTATCTCCTAACTGCTGGTCATTAGGATATTTCTTTACCATATCTTTTATTACTTGTATAGGTGATTTCATTTTTATTTCTCTGTAAAAAACTTACCTTGTGGTAAGGCGTTATATCTGGTCATATTTAATAAATAGTATAACTTACCATCAATCACAAATATTTGACTAGCGTAATCTGGTTTCATAATCTCAAGTGCTATTCTTTGATAAATTATATCTAATGTTTCATCTCTATGAATCTCCACTAAATTAGAAATTTGTTGAGGGTGAATTA